CGTTGCTTTTCTGAACCCGCAAGGGGCAGTTAATCGGATGATTGCACGACAAAAGCTCGTCAATTTCTCTTACGATGCAGTCAAATATACAAGGGAAAGAAAAGGGCCGAGTGCCCTTTCTGGTGCGGAAGATTATCATTCTAACTATGACCGAGTAGAATTGATGAAAAGGGCGAGGGACTTGGCAGAGAATGTTGGCCTTGTTCGTTCCATCCTAATGAAGTTTGCAAGCCACACAGCCGCAAACATTTCCTACCAAGCACGAACCGAGAACCCAGAGGTTAATACAGAGGTCGAGGCATATTGGGCAGAGTGGTGGGATAAATGCGACCTAACCACAAGGCATACTGGCTCAACCCTTATGCAAGTGGCGATGATGAGTATGTTGCGGGATGGTGACTTCCTTTTCGTTTTGGTTCGAGATAGGGATGGCAACCTAAAGATTCAAGGCATTGAGGCAGATAGGTTGGGAGACCCATTCAAGGTTTATACAAGCCTAGATTTGATTGGTGGAATCCATATTGATAGGGATACTGGTGCTCCAAGTGCATACGACATCTACAACCGAAGCATTGGCGATTTCTACACCTACCAGACAACCATACCATCAAGCCAAGCGTTCCACTTGTTCGACCCACTCCGCATTGACCAGTATCGAGGAATCTCCGCTTTCCATACAGCCATCAATGACTGTACGGACATCTACGACATTATCAACTTCGAAAAGATGGCCGCTAAAAATGCAAGCTCCCAAGCTGGCATTGTGAAGCGGAATAACAACAATGCATCCGATCTCTCAACCCTCACAAACGATGAAGATTTGAATACGATTAAGCTAGAGGCGATTGAGTCTGGCAAAATCTCCTACCTAGAACCGGGTGAGGATATTGTGTTCCCAGACGGGCCGAGCAGACCAAGTGGAGCGTTTGCAGAGTTCCACAAGATTCTTTTGAGGAACATTTGCCTTGGCCTTGGCATCCCCTATTCATTTGCCGTAGACCCTTCCGCTATGAGTGGCCCAACTGCCCGACTGGAAATGCAACAAGCAGGGCGAACCTTCCGCAGATACCAGAAGCTACTTGATGATAAAGTTCTTCGCCCCATTAAGAACATCGTTATTGCTGATGGGGTAGCAAGAGGATTGATCGAGAACAATGTGGGAAGCAGAACGACAAGAGGCATTTTCAATTTCGGGGCGAATGTATCTATTGATTTAGGTAGAGAGAGCCAAGCTAACTTGTCAGAATTTCGAGCGGGTCTAATGACCGCTTCTCAAATTTACTCGGAGAGAGGCCTCGATTTTGAAAGCTCTATGCGACAAAGGGCTATTGAGGCAAAACTGATTAAGGATTTGGCTAGTGAGTATGAAGTTTCAGCCGACACGATTTCCGACATCGCCGCAGAGGGATTGACCAGAGACTCACAAAAAGCACAAGCAACCCCAGCAGAGGGCGAGCAAATACCCGCTGGACAAACTTCGGACGAGGATATGCTTGGTGATGCTTCACTCAATGGGGCACAAGTCGCATCCCTTATCAATGTTATCAATGCGGTTGCTATGGGTGCAGTTTCCAAGGAGGGTGCAGTATCTATTATCACCGCCGCCTTCCCGACCATCAGCCCAGACCAAGCAAGGGCAATCATCGCTGGGGTCAATATCGGAACAACCATTCCAACCACCAAAGAAGAGAAACAGCAGATTGGGAAAGACCAAGGCGGGGATACTTCGGGAGGCTCAACACCCCCAGCCCTAGAACCCACCACGCCCCCGCCCGCCCCCGCTGGCACTTCTCAAAAAAAAAGTAATTTAGAGATTTTGGAAAGCCTAGACCCCGCATCTATTAAGATGCTGATTGAGGGGATGATGGGCGGTATTGAGTTGGCAAAATACGATGGGATTGATTTTACCCCACCACAAGGGGCTAGAGATGCCGCTAAAAGAGCCTTGGATGTTAGGGAGACGAAACCAGCTAGCCAACGAGGAATGACCCCAGTAGGCATAGCCAGAGCTAGGGATTTAATGAATGGGGTGAAGCTATCCCCAGACACCGCCAGACGAATGAAAGCCTTTTTCGATAGGCACGAAGTCGATAAGAAGGGTGCAACTTGGGATGAGCAGGGCAAGGGCTGGCAAGCGTGGAATGGATGGGGTGGCGATGCTGGCTATGCTTGGGCAAGGAAAGTCGTTGGGCAAATGGAAGCAAGGGACAAGAAAACAGAGTTCGTTGCTGGTAGAGATTGTGGGCAAGATGAGGGTGGTACTTTCGGGCCAGATAATGAATGTGCAGTAGGCTACGGCAGACCGCCACTCAAGGGAGGCTATACGCCAACTCGACCCGGCGGAAAGTTTCCGAAGGGATATAAAAGACCAACGCCCCAAGGTAAGACAGAGAAGCCTAAAAAACAAAAAGATACGACCCCGCCCTTGCCTCCACCAAAAAGACCAGAGCCTCCAACCCCAAAAACAAAGAGAGAAAAGGCAACACAATCCGTAAAGGATTTGGGAGTTGAGAGAGTAGAATTGCCAGAAAATGAAGAGGCCGCAGAAGATATTTCCAAGTCTTTGCAAAATCTAAAAAGCAAAGGGTATGAAGTCCCCCCGCCATATCAAATTTTTACAGACGATATTGAGGCTCGTTACGGAACAGCATTTGCGGGTTCATACGCAGTTGCACATCAAGAAGAGGGAACTCTCAAGAATCAGATTATTTATAGTAAAGATTTCAATTCAAAATCTATGAGAGAGAATCTGTCTGAAGATCAAAAAAGAGGCTGGTTCACATCAACTGATCTTTTTGCTCACGAGTATGGTCACAATGCACACACAAACAATATATCCTATCAAGAGGCGATTGAGTATGGGAAGGGATTTGGTCAAGGGCAAGATGCAGAGAGAAGTGTGGCTATTGCTGGTAAGGTTAGCCAATACGCACAGAAAGACCCATTCGAATTTGTGGCTGAAACATTTGCTGGTCATATATCTGGTAAAGAATACTCTAAAGATGTGTATGATCTTTATAAAAAATATAAGGGGCCAGAACTAAAATGATGATACCCAAAAAAGACTTTGATGAAAAAAAATATAGGGAGGCGATGCAGATATATATAAGGGGTCTTTACGGAATAAAGAACGAACAAGAACTAGCCCGACCAGTCTCTCAAACCCCAGCCCCTCCTAAAGAGAGAATCAAAGGCTCAAAGGAGAACCCCGAAGGCACGGCATCGACCAGAAGCAAAGCTGGCGACATTGAGATTTCAGCCGAGAACGAGGAGGCACTCAAGAACAAGATTGCCGAGTTCAAGGACAAGCACCCCTCAAGGAAAGCCCCCACACTTGGAGCATTGAAGAAAGTGTTTCGTAGAGGGGCGGGTGCGTTCTCGACTAGCTTTAGGCCAACCATTACCGGGGGAAAACCAAACTCACGCAACGCTTGGGCGATGGCAAGGGTGAACAAGTTTCTCAAGATGGCTGGTGGGGGAGAGGTCAAGAAGTCATACCGAGCGGCAGACGGCGACCTTCTTTGACATAACCTCGATGCTTTATGCCCCTACCCATTCCCTCCGCAGACGAATCAGAGCAAGACTTTGTTTCCCGCTTTATGGGAGACGAGCAAGCTGTTAGCGACTTTCCAGACGAGAAGCAGAGGGCGGCGGTTGCCTATTCCACTTATAGGGATGAGGAGATGGAGGAAATGGAGCTAGGGGGAGTGAGCATTTTGGAGGTAGGTGAGGCCAAGGGACACGACCTTTTCGTGGATAAAACAAGCCTAGAGACTGCCCTCAAACTTATGAGCAACGCCAAGAATGGCGTGAAGGTAAAGATGAACCACGGCTCTGGTTTGGAGGCAGTTTGCGGGTTCGCCAGAAACCCCCGCATTGAGGGAGACAAGCTAGTTGCCGACCTTCGCCTTCTCCGAAACTCTCCCCACTACGGCCTGATCAAAGAGATGGCCTCCGAAGCCCCCGACCAGTTTGGAATTTCCCTAGCCTTTGTGAATGAGTCCGAGACCATCAATGGCAAGGATTACATTCGACCCCAGAGCATCGCCTCTGCTGATTTAGTTTCCTCCCCTGCGGCCACCAATGGCCTCTTTGAAGAAATGGTAAAGTTTATGGAAAAGCTGGGATATGTTAGCGGAGGAAAGACAATCCCAGCCGTAGCCAAAGAAGCCGTGGAGGAAGCTCCACTTGACAAAAAGGACAAATCAAATATGGAAAACAACGATTATAAGAAAGATATGGACGAAATTAAGGTTCGTCTCGCCGCATTGGAAGATGCGATGAAACCCAAAGAAGAAATGAAGAAAGAGGAGATGGCCGAGGAAGCTCCCAAGATCGTCATTGAAAAAGAAGATGAAGATGAGAAAGAGGAGACCAAGGAAGAGATGAGCGAGGTCGTGAAGAAAGTTCTCACCGAGTTCGGCATTAAGCCCATCCCCGCCTCCCCTTCAATCGAAGTTCCTTCCGAGAAAAAGGAAGAACCCAAAACTTTTGAAGCTCTCGTGGCCGCCCATAGCGACTACGGAA